GTTCCGGTCCTGAGCGTAACGCTAACGGCAGTCGTGTCACCTGTCAGCACGTTGAGATAACCGGCGGCACCGATGGTTCCCGACGTATTTGACCCTGCGGCTACTGGGGTGATGCAAACCCACTGAGCGCCGTCGTAGATCGTCGTCACCCCAGAAGGCACGCCGGTGATTGCGCCAGTAGCTGCAGGAATCGTCGGCGCGGTCAGGTAAGCCCGCATGCCTTCCTGAAGCGTAATCCCAGTTGCCGGGATCGCCGCGTCACGGGCGGCTTCGTTCGTGAACGTCGCTTGCCCAAAGAACATGGCCTCACGAACGGAATCCATCTGCGCGGCAGTAAGGATCTGGCCGCTTGTGAAATCGCCGGGATCGGACCAGGCCACTGTTTCTCCTTAGAACGCCAGAAAATTCTGGTTGAGTTTGCCGAGCGGGTCGTTATTCAGGGTGAAGTATGACCGGGAATCAAGATGCTCGAAAGTAAACTTCACCCGGTGATCCCCGGGCCTGATCGTGTGCGAAATGCCGCTCACAATAAGCGGCTCGGAAACACTAGCCGGGGTGCCGACGCTGAACGACTTTTGCACCGTCACAATGTCCACCAGGTCAAGCGTCAGCACGGTCTCTTGGTCGCTGGCGTCAAGCGCCGCGAGCTGCAGATCGACGCCGGTAAACCTGAGTATGGGGTCCTTGTGAATGGCAAGGAACGCCCGTGCGAGGTCAAGGACGTCCGTTGTGCTGTGGTTCAACAGGTCAAGCTTGGAGTATTGCGACGCCTGGTAACGGGCAATGCTGGTGCTATCCGATGCCACCTGCATCGAGCCGGCGGGCGATTGCATCTGGATGCTGTTGAAAAGCAGCTCGTCACCGAACTGATTGGTCAGCGACTGGTAGGGAATGCCAGTGCCGTCGTCAGTGAATGACGCCAGTGACGCGGGATTGATGTTTCGCCGGCGGTCAACGAATGCCAAGGCGTTGGTGTGATCCATGTAGAGGAATCCACCTTCGGACGCTGAGATTCGCTGCAGGTACGACAGGACGTTGGTTCCGTCGTCGACGTCGTATGCGCTGCCACCGCCGGGCGTGCCGCCCAGCAGGCTGTTGCCGGTGTCAAGCACACGCGGCCCCTGGTATGCAATTTCCGGTCGTGCCAGCGCGGCCGTAATGCGAGCCCCGGTCAATTGCTCTACAGGTGCCCAGGCGGCAAAGGTCATGTTGGCAAGGACAGTAAAATTGTCCGAGCACTGGACCGTCGTTACATTCCCGGCTTCGACGTAATCGTAATCAAGATCCCAGTCGGTGATCGTGCCCGCGTAGATCGGCAGACCGGCCGCGTAAACCTCGATGGGCTGGCGTGGGCCGATAAAGGGGTAATAAATTGAGCTCTGATTCAGCGGGTCCATCTGGCGCGTAGGGTCGTAAAAATTGACTGATGCGGTGCCGGCGTTGAACTGCTCGGTGTCGCGGTTGCGACCACGGTTGATGGTGATGCTTCTGACCATGCTGGTTACGTCCAGCATCTGAATGCCGCCTAGGGTGCCGGTGTTCAGCAGGCCATAAGTTGCGTTGTTGAGCTGAAAGGGGGTTGCGAAACTTGTTGTCTGCTCAAAGCCAACCAGGACTTGAATGGTCGGCGTGCTCATGCAGCTGCGAACGCTGGCCCTGAGCGCCGCTGCGCCCGCTGAATGGCCTCAATGATCTGCTGGCCCACCTGATCGGGCGTGGACACAAGGCCCGCCTCGATGTTGATGGTGATGCCGCCCATCCCGCCCATCTTGTTGAGCGGGACGACGGCCTCGGGGCCTGCCTCGCCAATCAGGGCCAGCGTGGGCTGGGTGACGATTCCGCCCTTTGCCAGCCTAGGGATCAGGGGAACCTTGGGAATGTCGTCAAACGGGTTGACCTTGTTGATGCCGCCAATGGCCTTGTTGATTGCCTTGACGCCAACGTTTAGCGCGTCAATCACGGTGTTGATTGCGCCCTTGACAATGTTGCCCAGAGCGGTCGCGCCGGCGTCAAGCCCATCCCCGATGTAACCAATGATCTTGGAGCCAATTTCCTTGATATTTTTGGCGATGCCGACAACTTTGGTGACCAAGGCATCAACAAAGCCGTCGATTTTCTCCCAGATTGCGGCCGAAAGACTGGTGACGCCATTAACGATGTAGGTAATGACTCGACTGCCAATGTTGCCGAGCCCTTCAACCCAGTCCTTGAGCTTGAGAATAAGCGCAGCAGGCAGGCCGCTGATTTTGTCCCATACCTTTGTTGCCAGGTCGCTCACGCCACTGGCAATGCCGGTGACAATCGACTTGCCAATGTCAAGCACGGCGGTGGCAATTTTCAGCGGGAACGCGAGCAACGTTTCCTTGATGCCGTCCAGCACGCCGCCAGCGGCCGTCTTTAGCCCTTCCCACACGCCAGAGAAGTCGCCCTTCACTAGCGACACAATGGCCGAAATTGCCCCGCTGATTACGTCAAACGCTGCCTTTACCGGCCCGTCGAAATAGTCGACGACGACCTCAACGGCCTTCTTGACGGCCGCCCAAACCTTTTGAAGCACGTCGCGGAAGGTTTCGGACTTCTTGTAGAGCAGAATGACGCCAGCGGTGAGAGCTGCCACGGCGACGATGATCAGGCCAATGGGATTCGTCAGGAGGGCTATCGCGCCAGCGATTTTCATGGCCGCGTTGATCGCCAGCACGGCCGTGGCGACCGCGCCGATTGCGCCAGCCAGCGCCAGGAACACCTTGGGATTCCGCTGCGCCCATGCTCCGAACGCCTGCAATGGCCCCAGCACGGCCTCGATGGCCGGCAGAAGGGCCGCGCCCACGCTTTCCTTAGTCTCCTCAAGCGCAATGCCAAGGCTCTTGAACTTGCCTTGGGCGGTGTCGGCCGCAGCTGCAGCGTCACCCTTGAAGGTCTTGGACAACAGGGCAATGGCTTCCTCGGCCGTAGCCCCGTCCTTGATAAGCGCCTTCATGCGCGGATCAAGGGACGTAAGGCCCTTGAGGTTTCCGGCGTATGCCTTGCTCAGGGCCTCGGACACCTTGGCGAGCGGCTTACCGGTGCCGGCGGCAATGTCCAGAGCAAGCCCCAGCCCCTTCTGTGCCTTTTCTAGGTCGCCGGTGCCTCGCGCCAAAGTCGCCAGCGCGGGCCGCAATTCTTCGTCGGACACTGCAGCGGCCATTGAAGTCTGAGTGATGTAATCCTCGACTGCGGCCACTTGGCCCCGGGTAGCCTTAGTGCTGCTTTGCAAGGTGCGGGCCAGCTGCTCCTGAGCCGCCTGGTCAGCCATTGCGCCCTTGACGGCATCAAAGGCAGCGGCACCAAGAGCGGCGACTGCGACGCCGGCGGGCAAAGCCGCTTTCTTAATCGCATACCCAGCCTTGGCCCCGGTGCCCTCAAGCTGCTTGAACTTTGCAATGCCCCGGTCAATGCCTTGCCCGTTAAAGTCAGTGAGGATGGGGATTGTGATTGCCATTAGTCCACCAACCCTTGAACCGTCTTTTCAGCCTCGCGCACCAGCTGCTCGATGCCCCTGTTGATCCTTGGCGCGTGCTTTTCGGCCAGCGGCCACAGCACCCGGTCGTGACGCGCCCTGATGTTGATTCCCAGCGGCTTGTTATTGCTGACGGTTTCAAACACCACGGCGGAAGGCGTGCCCTGAGACACATACAAGACAGCGTTCTTATCCCGGCGCGTTGAGGTCTTGACCTTGACGCCGGTCTTCACCTTGTTGATCTGCCAGGGGAAGATTGAAAACGCCTTAGGCGTCCACGATCGCGCCATGCCCGAAAGCGGCAGCTTCGGATAAAGCCCCTTGGCCTCGGCGACCATGGGCGCAACGACGTCCTTGGCCGCTTTGTTGAACTCCTTGCGGAACTCAGGGTCAACGCGGCGCAGGGCCTTGATTGTGTCCTTCACGCCCACAATCTCGGTCTTGACTGTCGCCGGCATCAGCGTTGACTTTCTCTGATGATTTCCAAGACCGTATTCAGGTCTTTCACTGTGAAGGGTACATCTGGGGGCCAGAAGCCTGTTTGCACTAGCACCAGGGCTAGAGCTCGGCTGACTGACCCCCGTCCGTAGGATTTGAGTCGGCAGGCTTGCCGTCGTCAATCACTTCCAAGTCCTCGACCTCGTCGAGGAACCCGTCAAACGTATCTGCAACGGGCAGATCCTTAGACCGTGCCGCACTCCACGCCATAAATGCGATGTATTCCAGCCGCGGCGCCATTTGCAGCACCTGGGCGGAGACATTGAAATGACGCTCGAACGCCACGGTGTTCTTGATGCCCGCAATATCCACGACGTAGGAACCTGTTTTCGTAGTGAAAGCGATGTTCCCGTTCACTGCTGCTGATTCAGCCATCGTTTACCCCTTTGGATTGTTTAGGTCGTGACGTCGCGCACCCAGGTGCCGCCGGAGAAGGCCACTTCCATGACCTGCAGCTCGCCCACGGTGTAGGTCACAGGGTAGTTGGCGATCATGGTGTCGCTGATCGTCCACTCGGGGTTGGATGCGCTAGGGGATCCAGCGTCCTTACGAATGACAATTGCCGTGTCGCCGGCCCCGAGCTCGGCAGCAACCGTGGCCTCGACGCTGCTTGCGCCATAGTCGCAGTAGAGCGTAATGGTGCCCTCAACGGTCTGCAGGCCCCCGACCATGCGCTCGCCACCGTCGCCGAATGCGGTCGACACAAGCGGGTTCTGGCCAAGGGTCAGGGTCACTGCTGAGCACTGATCTGCCAGCTGCACGCCGCCAATGGTCAGCGACGCCGGCTGGGAAAGGTAAGTCGTTGCCGCCATGGTGGCTAGCTCCTTTGGGTTCCGACCCGAACTGTCAGGTCATAGGTGGGGACTTCCTGCCCACCGATTTGCATAACACCCGGGATTCCCCGAATGAGGCTGATGCCGCTGTTCATAATCGTGTCAGCGGTCGTAATCAGGTAGTCGACGGCGTCACTGTTACCAGGCGGCGCAGCGAGCACCTTCAAACCGAACTCAATCTCGGCAATGTTGTTGTTGAAGCAGGTGAACGTCGGCGGGTCGACCAGGACGGTGATCGGCCGCGCATTTCGCACGTCGGTCACGACCTTGAGGCCCAATGCCGTCAGGGACGCCACCAGCGTCCCCTGAGCGTCCGAAAAGATGCCAGAGGCAGTCATGCCACCTGCGACCTATTGACGCCCAGCAAACGGTTGATCTGGCCGTTAGATCCGAACGCTACCGGCGTGCCCATCTGCTCAAAGGATGCGAATGAATCGACAGATCCGCGTTCGCGGTACAGACTGCCGGCGAACATGATGGTGCCGAGCTTGACGTCAGCACTGGGCACGGTGCTCAGGCTGTCGTAATACCCCGCTTCCCGCCGGCGGCGGTAGGCGTAGGCGTTGGCCGCGTTGACGGCCGTGGTGATGAAAGCCGTGTCATTGGCCGTTGCTGATGCAATGCCCAGCCACGCCACGACGTCAGCATCGGTAATCCACGTTGCCGTTGTCGTCCAGGTAAGCGTGCCGTCGACTGCCCCACGCGCAACATCGGCGTGGGTCTTGTCAAACATCAGCTGGTTAAGAATGATCGTTTCGTAGTCAAAGAGGAAATCGCCCTCCTCGTCTACGCCCACAAACAGGTGCGTGGGCACCGCCACAACGGTGTAGGTGCCGTTTAGGGTCGCTCCAAGCCCTGCCAGCGTGACTGACTGCCCAGTGCCAATGTCGGTCCCCTCCATGGTCGCCACGACAAGAAAGTTGTCAGTGACCTGGCGGTGTGTGATCGCATAAGTGGCCATGGGCAGTCAGTCAGCTAAGCGGCTTACTAGACCAGCGCCATCTTGACGAACTTGGAGGAGTCGATCATCAGGGTCGCGAAGTACCCCCGGAAAGCCAGCGTCGTGCTGAGCTCGGCCGGGTTGCTCGCCTGAATCGCGCCCTTCTGCTGCTCGTAGATCTCGAAGCCCGAAGCGTCCCCGATTGCCATGAAGTCAGCGGGGAAGTTGCGGTCCACGACGACAGACAGCCCGAAGGCGTTGCCCACTGCCTCGGTCACGCCCAGGTTGCCAAAGGCATTCATCGGGCCAACCTGCGGGAACAGCGGGCGCTTGGAGTCGTCGCTCAGCTGCACAAGCCAACCCCAGCTCTCAGGGTTGAGGAAGATGTGAGTCGGCAGGTTGCCGTTAGCCGAGCTCAGGATCGTCCGCGCCGCGCCGGCGATCCACGCTGCCCACACAGCAGGCTTGAGAACGTCGTCCGACTCAAACGGCCTAGTGACGGTGATACCGGTCGCCAGAGCGTCAGCGGCGACGTCGTCGGTCTGATTGGCGTAGATCCGGGCCATGTCGTCAAGCAGCACGGTCAGGATCGCCGGGTCAGTGAAGTCGACAGCCTGCTCGCTGAGCTGCACGAACCCGCCGTAGGTGTTCTTGGTCACCTGATTGTCAGTCACGACCAGCGTGCCCTGAGTCAGGTTCTCGTTCTGGTTGGTCTGGATGCCCATGCTGGTGTGGGTCGTGACCTCAGGACGGATGAATACCTTGCCGCCACCAGGCATGGCCCTAGCGCCAATGGCGTCAACGACCGGACGGTTTCCGATGAAGTTGTTGTAGACCGGCCCGAGAATCGGGGTGGGCAGGATGCCCGGGACGTCGTTAGTGACCACGTCGGGGGCAGCTGCGCGAAGGCGCGTCTGCATGCGGTCGAAGTCTGCGCCGCCCTTGAGAAACGCGCTCAGGTACTCAACCGCGCTGGGAAGCTCAGGCTTCTGGGCGAAAATGATGGGGTTGGTAGGGATGGTGGCCTCGGCCTCGATGGGCTCGGCCTCGATCTTGGCCTCGGACATTTCCTCATGCTCCTGCTCGATGTTGTCGGTGTCCTGCTCCTGCTGCTCGTCACCTGGGTCGGGGACGGTTGCGGCTACCTGAGTGATAACCGCTTCCTTGAACGCCGGAACGGCGACCAAAGAGAGCTCGACCAGCGCCGCCTCGGTGACGGTCATAACCCCTTCGGGGTCGGTCGTGAACTTGATGGGGTGAGCGCCCACGCTGACGGCGTCATACGCGCCCGCCTTGAGAAGCGCCACGGCGTCACGGCTTGCCCTGGTGTCGGCAAGAGTGGCCTCAAACTCAAGCCCCTCGTTGCCGTCCACCAGGGTGTCGACCACGCCGCGCAGCTGGGTGAGATCATGGTTCTCGATCAGCTTTGCGGGCTTCTGGTCAACATCGAACGCGCCACGGGCAAACCTCACCTGCTGGCCGTCTGAAACCGTCGCCACGGTGTCCCAGGGCACGGCGATCCCCGCAATGCGGGCCGGACGCTCGGCGTCGCCGGCCTCGGCGGTGATAAGCGTGCTGTCAGCGTTAAACCTGATCATGTGTCCTGCTCCACGGTGTCGATTGGCATTTCGGCCGGCATTTCCTCGGTGGGAGTGAAGTCCTCAAGGTATTCGTCAATCGCAAAGCGAACGTGACGGCCCCGGGGAAGAACGTCGTCCATCGAAAGCCGCTCTTCAATGGCGTGAAGGATCGGCCGCGCACCGAACAGGATCAGATCCTGCCGCGCCTGCTGCGCGTTGGCGTAGGTCATTCCCGACTGGTCAATGGCCAGCAGGTAGGCGGGAATATCCATGAGCCGTGACAGCTCCTTGGTCTGGTATTCCCTGCCCTCCACCAGCTGCAGCTTTGACGGGTCGACTTCGAATGGCTCGAACGACACCAGTTCGTTAAGTGCGCCGATTGCATTGGTGCGCCGGTTAGCCGCCCAGGCAGCGGCCATTTCGGCCAATTCCTCACCGCTCATGGGCTCCCCGCCCTTCTGCTGCAGGTAGCCGGCGGCAATCTCGTTGGTGGCAAAACGTTCGGCCGACTGGTCAAGCCTCAGAGCGATCTGGATTGCCCGACGCCCTGAGTAAATGATCCCCTGCGAACCAGACAGGAATTGCACCAGCTGGGAAGTGTCCAGGGGGATGCCGTTGAAGTTGACCTTGTCGGCAGGGCCGAACCATTCCGGCGGCGCGTTGTCAGGCGTGTCGCACAGGTTTGCCGGAAGCCACTGAAACGTGGCGGGGTAGCCGGTCGAGTAGCGCGAGGTCACCATCCAGAAAGCGCGGCCGTACAAAATAAGGTCGCGGGCCGTCTTGCTCATGATGAAATTGCGCGTGATCTTGGGATCGGGGCGCGTCATCCACGATTCGCCCTCGACGTAAAGCTCCTCGTACTCCTGCCCCGTCCACTGCAGCGTGTAGGACTTGAGATTCAGCGTGGCCACCACGGTGCTCAGGAGGGAGATTGCCCGAGACACCGTGGGGACGCTGAGCGCGGCATCTTCTGCGGCTCCCACGCTGTAGCCGATGAAGTGCCCCGGCTGTGGAGCCCCGGAAGCTGCGGCCACCGGTGCCGACGCCATGGCAGGTGTTGCCTTCACCTTCTTAAAGAGCTCCATACGCGAATGGTGCCCCTCATGTATGTCAATTACAAGCGAACGCGGCTACAGATACGATTTGATACCTATGAACGCCGGCGGGGAAGGTGATGAGCCTTGCCATTGCTGGCACCGACGCCCATAGGCGCGGTCAATGTTACCTGCCGAATGCAATTGCAGGCTTCGCCCTGGACTGCGGTCGGGCCACCAGTGAAGCGGCAAAGATCATGCACCTGGCAAGTGTGATCGGTCCCGAGCTGCGTTGCGACGACAGGGCATAACCCCGCTGGGTCTTGACCCCTACGGCACGGTCGACATGCTCGGCCAGCATTTCCTCGCCGGTGTGAACGATGCGGCCTTCGGTTATCAGCTGCCGAATCGTGCCGGTGTGGGTGGCAAGCTCGGCGTACCCGACCTGCACCTTCTTTCGCTCAAGCGCCGGCGGGGCAATGTCAAACAGCGACGGCGTGAGCGCGACCTTGTCGCAAGTGGCAGCTGCTTCCGTAATTGCCTTCCAACATCCCGAGAGGGAATCGGCCAGAAACTCTACGGTGACTCCAATTATGTCCTCGTCGACGCGTTGCGCCCTTACGCCGCAGTAGAGCGATTCATCCATCGAGGAATCGACGGCCAGCACTCCGCCCGCGGGGATCTGCTCGACCTTCAGCCGGTCAAACGTGCCAGGGGGAAGCCACGACCGTTCTGAACTGATCCAGACATTGAGCGATGCCCGTAGGAACGCGGCTTTGTCGACCTGCTCGGCCTCGTCTGCCAGTACGTCCGGCTCAAGGGTGTAGCCCAGCGCCGGGTTTGCCATTTTCCACAGCTCGGGCGATGTCATAGGGTCGATGCCAGGAGGAACCGACCATTCGGCCATGTAGAGCTTTGTGGTGCGTCCCTCGTCAATTGCCCGCAACCCTTCCTCGCGCATCTGCAGCATGGCAAGGGAATCCTCGGTGCCGGCCGTCGACCAGCATGACAACAACGGCGACTTCATCACGCGCTGGGAAGGCAAGGCACCATTGAGAAGGACGTCACGGCTGATTGCCCAAACCTCGTCGGCGATGACATACGTCGGGGACAAACCGTGGAACGCCTTGGGGGTCGCGGCCTGCACCAGCCACCGGGTGCCGTCGGGCATGATCACTTCGTTGCGGCCGTAGCTCCACTTGACCTTGGCCCCGAATTCCTTGTCAAGGATTGGTGCCAGAGCTTCAAAGATTTCAACAGCCAGGTCGAGCTGGTGCGCGGTGCTGATTAGCATGATCGGCCCGCCGCGGCGCTTAGGTTCCTCGGTCAAGGCCCACAGGATCAAGGCCTTCAATGCCATGGTCTTGCCGTTCTGGCGAGCGACTGACACCAAAGACCGCCGGCGGATCAGATTGCCGTCGTCGTCGTGTTCGAGCTGGCCATTGAGCGCGTGCAGCTGCCACGGCATCAAGTCGACGCCCAACAATTCCTTGGCGACCTTCGCCACCTGGTGCCCGTAGCTCCCGCCCCCCAATGTCGCAGTTTCCAATCGGGGTGCTATGCCAGGTTCCTTGTCTGAATCTGTCAGGGCTCGGGAGTCCTCGGCTAGATCCGCCTGCTCCTGCCCGTTTTCGGATAGACAGAAAAT